GTTCCATTAGACCCAGCATCTTGAACTCTGCGGAGTCTCCAATATACAAATGTGTAGGGTCCGCCACCAGCATCAGGGGTAGGCCATACGTTAATTGACGGAAGATTTTGTACGCTAACTGCTGCACCGCTAGAGTGACCAGCAGCGGTTGTGCCATTCTGTCCACGATAGCAGTTAATCAAGCTATTTCCAGAAGTATTAGGGTATCCAATAATCTCGTTACCAATCTTAATAAATCCAGAGTTAGACAATAAACTTGCGTCACTTACTGGAATGGTGGTATCTCCAGCCAAAATAGTGCTTGATAACAATACGGCAGTGGCGTTGTTTTGACCTGATTGGCGGTTAAACCAGACCTGAATTGGACGTCCCTGAGTCAATTTATTTGGGATTGTCGAGTAAGTAGACTCCGAAATACGGCTGATATTGATATCAATCTGGGTGCTTTGAACGCCATTATTCTGACGAATCACATGATCCATAAGGTCAATCGTATTGGATGGCACTGGGTATACAGCCTGTCCAGTAACCATTGGAATCTGACCTTGTTCAATTGTCCATAGATTAATTCCACGGTTTGCCCACTCAATCGTAAGTAGGTTCATGGATCTACGGGCAGTCCGCATCTCATAACCAGTACGAAGTTCAGCACCAGCCCTCTCAAACGCCTCTTCAATGAGGTTATTGAGGTCTAGATTAAACGCTGTGGTTCCTGATGTAGTCATCACTTAACCTTTCGATACGGCTTTACTTTTTGTTTTATTTTTGGAGGCTGTGGTACGAACTGTTTTCCCTGTGCTTTTCCTGCTCGTTTTGCCCGTGTTGTTGCTGCGTACTCGGACGGGCTTAACGACTGGATCGCCCTTTTTGGGAGATACCTTTCTCCTGTTTCGGACGACTTCTTCCCCGACTTGGTTGTCCACTCCTGCTTTGTCCAAGCCTTGAGACTGCGTTGGGGTTTCGCTAGTGCCACTGATTAATCTCCAAAACCATGCAAACATTACTTCTTTAGCTTAGACAATGTCTGAGCTAACCTTGCTCTTTGACCCATTTTGCCAGGCTTTTTAGCGGCAGCGGCTAATTTCTTAGCAGGGATCTTTTCGCCTTTCTTAACGCCTAATGACTTCTTAAGTGCGCCAGGCTTTTTGATAGCGGACTGAATCCATTTATCAGTCTTTCCGCCCTTCTTGAAGCCTTCTACACCACGACCTTTTAGGACGTCTGCACGAGTTACCTTGCCGTCATTATTTAAATCTGGGAAATCAGCCACGATAACCTCCTCCTTTTGCCTTATATTTTTTGGCTAATAGTTGTGCTTTCCTAGCCGACCATTGACCCGCTCCCGTACCATGCGTGGCAGACGCTTTAATCTTGTTAAATAAAGCCTTGCGCATACCAGGTTTCGTATAGTTACCAGCTTTATTAACCGTACCGCCCTCTTTGTATTCAGTAAAATCCGTATCATCCCTACGAGCCTTACGCTTAGGTTTACCCATTTTAGTAGGCATTATGGCGCCCATACCTCTACTTGGTCTCATGCTCTTGTCTTTCCACGAATAGCGCAGCCATCGGCTCTTTTAGATGCCATACCACCAGCTTTCATTTTCTTAGCTGAGAAGAGTTTCTCAACCATTCCTAGCCTTTGGGGTTTTGTTGTTACTTGACTTACAATTTTTTCCCGCTCTGATTTAGTTGTACCTTTGACATAGAACCCAGCTTTTTCCAATGCTTTCTTGTGAGATGCAGTGGAAACGTTTCCACCCTTTTTGTAGTTTGGCTTCTTAATTCTGCTACTCATCATCTTCTCAATATCACCTAAAGCTGGTCCACCGCCACCACCGCTAGGAATAGGGCTAGTCCCTAAATTCCTTTTATATTCGTTCCGTTGTTCATTTAAGACTTTGCCTTCGTTAACGTACTTCTCTAACTTTTCAGCAAATTGTCTTTTGATCTCAGGATCGTCATTCTTCATACCCCGTTGCATCCTTTCAATAAAGGACTTACCTTCTCCAACTTTTGGAGATGGGTTAACGGGTTCTACAGGCTTTGTCATGCCCTAGTCTTTCCACGTATAGCACAGCCATCAGCCCGCTTAGACGCACTGGAAACGCTTCCACCTTTTTTAAAAGGCAGCACTTTTTTAATCTTTTCCTTAACCTTACGAGCGCCTTCAATCATGCTCTTATCACGCTCTTCCAGTCTTCGCTGGGCGTCTGACTGCTCACGTTCATAGCCTTCATAAGCCTTTTGGTTTTTCATGGTTTGCTTATCCATAACTCTGCCATCTTCATCGACTGTACCGCCAGATTGCATACCACCTTTTTTAAAACCTTCTACGCCACGTCCTTTAAGGATGTCTGCACGAGTTACTTTACCGTCATCGTTAAGGTCTGGAAAGTTAGCCATGTTAGCAAGCTCCGCCGTGTTTCATTTTGACCATAGTGCCTTTAGATTTGCCTTTAGTGGCGCAGCCATCAGCTTTAGATAGCTGACCTACTTTTCCGCCTTTAGCCATGCTGTGCATACGTTTTTCATGACCTTTTACAGCTTTAGCTGCTACTTTTTTCATCATTGGTTTGTCTTTAGCAATATCAGAATGAGCCATTCCACCTTTTTTCATTCCAGCCTCTACCATTTCATGTTTAAGCATGGACTTAGGAGCGCCCTTTTTCTTCATAAAATCAATTTCTTTCTTAACCATCATCTTAGATTCTTTCATTTCTCCACCCTGTCTAAAAGTTTTGCCTTTATCGGCTTTCATAAAATCTTCCCCAACAGATCGAGGAATACCAACCTTCTTGGCAAACTTTGGATTATTAGCCACAGCCGCCATTAAATTATGTTGCTTTTTGCTCACGCTAGGCATTTATTTTGCCTTGAATAAGCTGGTCAATTTTGACTTCAAGCTTGTTAAAACGTTGGTCAATATGAGCCATAATTTTGTCAATTTCTGCTTGAGTAACGTTATCACGAGCTACCTCCTCACGGGTTTTATTTAATAGGATGTTAAGACGTGCCAGTTCAGAAGACTTCTCTCTTGCCCAAAGACCAACAAGAACTCCTGCTAGTGTTAGAACTGCGTTCCATAGATATAACATTTCTTGGCTCATGTTTAGCACTTCCATCTTGCTAAAGAAGCTGCTTTACGAGTAGGTCTACCTTTTTCATCTTTCATTGGTCCAGGCATTCCAGACATACGAGCGCAGAAAGACTTCTTGCGTGGTCCGCCTTCAGGTTGTGGAGCCTTTAGATTCGAGCCAGTCGCTTTATTATATTTAGCACGACCTTTGGCGGTAAGCCCAGCGCCTTTAGATACAGGCAACTTTTCACCACGACCAATCGCAAGAGAAGGACCTTTCTTTTTGGTAGCCATTATGCGACATCCTTTTTGGAGTCAATAGGTCTAATAAGAGGATAGAGATACTCTTCCCCAAAAGATCCTGCAAACTCTTCCATTCCTAGATGACCTAACTTAATCGTAGGATCAATCCATACCTCGTAGCCATGAGCCGTAGCACGGTCACAGAAAAGATAGTCTTCTCCTACATAGCCTTCTGGGGTAGATTTAAAGTCAAAGAATGAATAGCAGAACTTGTCTGGATGTCCATCTACTACTCGGTCATCGTGATATTTCCACTCAGGATGATTGTCTCTGAGAGTCTCAAATACGTCTTTACGAATCAACATAAAGGCTGTGGCAATCCGTTTAGCCTTAACTAAGCCGTAGGAGTTCATATAAATCCCGCCATCAGCATCTTGCTCTAAAGTCGATATATAAACCTGACCTTTTTTACGGGCAACAGGAACTCCGCCTACGATACCCTTCTTAGGGTCAGTATTCCACGCCATTAGACGGAAGATATCTTGTGGGTTAAACGTAATGTCCGAATCAATAAACATTAAGTCTGTGCAATCTGAAGCTAAGAAGTCTTTAGCAATCAGGTTTCTGACACGAGAAACAACGGAGCATCCAGAGATGTTGCAAATCTGAATATCAATTCCGTGCTTAGGAGCTTCTACGGCAAACTGAGCCATAGCAATAGCCAGCTTGACTGAGACTTTAAAGTCAT